TGGTAAGTATCTGAACCAGTGCGAATGCTGTTACTCGTTAAATCAACAGCACCAAGACTGCTGTTTGTGTACAAACCAGCAAAAACGCCCACCTGAAGATTGCCTCCAGTGTTCCAAGCGGTGGACGGCGTAACGCCCACGCCCAGCCCCGTAGCGTTGAGGGTCATGGCGAGTCCAGTGCTAACTCCAAAAACGAGCGCACCATTGCTCGCAATACCGAAATCGGTTCTGCTGATTCCAGATATTAAAGCTATGCCAGATCCAATGTAGCCAGTTTCAGCGGTTCCATCAGTGAATCGCGCAATGACTGACGATCCAGTAGATTTGAACTGAGATGTGCTAGCAGACGCACCGCCGTTGATTTCCAGCGGATAGGCTGCGCTCGTGCCATTAATCCCAACACCTGTACTTGCGACTGTCAGCTTATTCGTCCGCACCGTCAGATCGCCGGTGATGGTGGCGGAGGCGAGGGTGGCGGATGGCGAACAAGCGAGGATGTTGTTGATGCTGATTCGCTTGGTCGTACCGGATGCCGCCATCGAATTGTCAGAGACATCGACGATCGGAACCATGTCGTTTGCGGGATCGGCCGCCGTTAGGGCCGCTAAGGCTGTAATCTTGGAGTCTGCCATAATCAGTTAGCTTGGATTGCGATTTTAAAGAGGTCTTCCTGTTGGAGGAAACCAGCGTCTTCTCTCAACAGAAATTCAAAAGTACCGTATGTGATGACGAGTTTGGATGTTCCGTCTTCTTGCCACAGGAACCCCTCGTCTTCACGGAGAACATCACGGCGTAGCAACGGCGCGTCAGTGCCACCGGCTTGACCGGCGAACAAACGATTGAGTGCTATGCCGAGTGAAATCATTAGGCGCGAGCGTTAAACGCCACCACACTACCGGAGGAGATCTGGAAGCCGGTGATGTTGCCAACCAGCGGGAAGCCAGCGGGAATGGTCTTGGATGTCCAAGTTCCGCTGATCTGGAATCCGGTAATGGAAGTAAAAACGGTTGGCTCGGTTGGAATCAAGCCAGACCAGTTGCCGGTCTGAGCGGCTGTGCTAGTGACGAGTTGGAAGCCTTCTCGGCCCATGCTGTACTCGGTTGAAATGTCTGCTTGAACGGCCATTTTGTTTGATCGGTAGAGGGGAGGTCACCGGAACTTTCCAGCAACCTCCCCAATTTTAACGGTTAACCTTTACGGACTTTCGGTGCTAAGGCTCCCTGTATCCACAGGATAAGCTTGCCTCCCTCTGGAACTGAAACAGTGTTGAAATTGTCGCGTTGGAGACTCGCGTCAATATCGGGACCAGAAACGATCTTACTCTTGCCGTTCTTGTCCACTGCTACGGTGGTGGCGATACGCATATCCGTTTGGATTAAGCGGTGATCAGCACTTCAGCTTGCGTAGTGTCCGCAGCGGCAGCACCGAACATGATGTCATACGAAGCCATATGAGCGCGAGAAGCGCGGCTGTACCACACAGAGAGCAACACAGACAGACCGTTGCTCAACTCAACAGCGCGCTGCTCAACGAACTCACCAGCGATCATTCCAACCGGCAAACCGCTCGCAACCGCAATAGCGTCCTGACCGCAGACGAAACCAGCGGTGTTCGCAATAGCTCCAGTCCAGTCGTTCTGCTCCAAGATGTTCGCGAATCCGAAATAACCGTTGTTCAGGGGACCGTAGCGCGCATCAGGGAACGGATTGGTTCCAGCGGCAGCAGTCAACTGACCGGAGAACATCAAGCGAGCCATGTGACTACCATCCAACAGCAACAGCTTCTGTCGGTAGTTCTTAGCCAGAGCCAAGATCGCAGGGAGGTCGCTAGTGTCGAAGTTGGCAGCAGTACCAATGACAGTGCCAGCACCAAACAGAGCAGCGGTCATCTGAGCGGTGACCTTCTTGCTAATGGCAAGAGCGAAGATCTCAGCGGAACCCTGAGCAAGATCAGCCAACTGGAAACCCTGATTCAACTCTTGCTGAGTGACAGTGAAAGTCTTGGTGATCTGGTTAACAGTCACCGAGGTAGCAGCCAGAGTGGACTCGTTGTTGGAGTTGTTCTCGAAGTCCGTCAGGTTGTCCTGAGCGTCATCACCACCAGTGAACTTCTTGACCTGAACGGTAGCGCGGGGGCGCAAGTTATCGAGACCAACGTTGCGCGTGAAATTGGCAATCATGGCCAACTTAGTAGTCGCAACAGTAATGACCGAGTCAGCGAGGTAATCGACAACCAGACCGGCAGCGAAAGTGTTCGCGTTCTGGGGAGCGATCAAGCGCGACTGACGCAGCAACTCGCTGTGGTTCTGAATCAAGAAACCCTTACGCTCTGCACCAGCGCGGAGGCTCTTGTGTTTCTCCATCAACGGGTTTCCGAGATTCTCAATCACGGGACGCACCGGTTCAGGAGCGGGAGCGGCGGCAGGAGCCTTCATGCTGGCTTCCAGAGCGGAAAGCTTAGCAAGAACAGCGGTGAGATCAACGGAAGCGGCAGGAGCAGCCGCAGCCGTCACAGTAGTGGTATCGGACATATTTGTGTCGGGTTGTTGTGTTGGTTGCGGCAAAGAAACTTTGCCATTTTCGCTGATAGCGTTATTGCCATCCGCAGAAATCTTGTCGTCTGGGGAGTCGTCATCTTCCTCCAGTTCTTCACGCTCCAATTGAGCGTACAGAGCGCGGAACCAATCGCGTCCAGCAGCACCACCCCAAAGGTTGGCAGCTACATCAGCGGGACTATTGGGTTCAGCCTCAAGAAAGCGTTCATTGCGACCCCACCAAGCGTTGGCCTTCTCAACTTTATCTTCGGTGGGAATTTCTCCAGCAACGAGCGACTCAGCCTCAAGAACGGTTTGCTTCTCAAGACCTTCACCGGCAAGACCTTCAGCGTATTGCTCAAGACCTTTGCGGAGGTTGTTCTTGACCGTCTCGGGAGCGGTCTTGGTGACAGCGCGGGGATGCCACTTAGCAGCCATCGCAAGCTGTTTGATAGGTTTGTCCACCAAGCCAAACTGAATCGCTTCGGCGGTGGTGAACCAAGTCTCCGCCTTCATTGCAGCGCGGATGGACTCGGGAGAGCGTCCCGTCTTCTTAGCATACACTCCAACCAGCACTTCAGCGTGTTGATCCAGAGCGTCAGCCATTTTCCGCATATCTTCCGAAGTGCCAGAAGCCATTCCAGAAGGATCGTGGATCATCATCAGAGCTGCATCTGCCATCTCTACGCGATCACCGGCAAGAGCAATGATCGAAGCAATAGAAGCCGCAATGCCAACCACTCGGGTAGTCACCGGAGCTTTGCGACCGCGCAACTGGTTGTAGATGCTCAGACCATCCCAGACATTACCACCGGGAGAGTTGATCTCTACCAAGAGCGGACCATTGCCAACTTCAGCAAGAACGTCAGAGAATTGCTTACCAGATAGACCGTTACCACCAAACCAATCTTCGCCAATCTGGTCAAAGATCTGAATGGTCGCAGTCTCACCAGCGGAAGCCGCAGGAGCGTAATAAAGCCAATCTGATTTCTTAGTGAAGCTCATTTTGTTTTCTTGGCTCGCGGCTTGCGTTGCTTTTTGACTGAAGCGGTCACTTCGGTTTGTTCTACAACAAGCGGTTGCGATCCACCTTCTGACGGAGCAACTGGAGACGGAGATTCAGAAGAATCATCTTCAATGTCAATAGCCGGTGCAGCACTAGCCGCAGGACGTTCTTTCTGAATCACCGAAATCTCAGATACATCAACTCCGTATTTGTCAGCAAGTTGACGCACAAACAAAGCTTGCTGTGCTTTTGCTTCTAAAGCAGACCGCCAATCAAGACCACGCGCACCATAGACTTCATCGTAAGTCAGAATGCCAGCCTCCAATTCAGCCAACTGAGCAGCGGAATTACGGCCAACATCAACGTTCGGAGAGCGGGGAGCGGTAATCGCTACCTCGTACCAATCAGACGGAGCATGGTTGAGCGTTGGGTCAGTCTTGATAGCGTACTCCATGACGTATTCATAAATACGTCGAGCCGCCGAAGACATCACTTGATGCCGAGACTTAAACCACACAGCAGACATATCTAGCGCACCGCGATAGACAGTTCCCTGCATGGACTCGGGATAAACAAGAACGTAAGGAATACCAACGCCAGCACAGACTTTCTCAGTCAATTGCCGCCAGTACTCACGCATATTTACACCGGGACGCTCAGTCGCAAACTGCTCAAATGAATCACCGTTCTTCAGTACTTTAACAGACGAACCAAAGACCTGCTCGTAATAGTTCTCAGCGGTGTTCTGAGTGGTTTGCGAGATTCCACCGGATCGAAGGCTGGAAGCTTGAACCTCACCGGAGACGGTTTTGACGATCTGAGCGACAGAAGCACCGAGTTTGCAAGCTTCCATCTCCAGCTTCTGCAAGTCGTCGAGATCGTGAAGATCATTGATAACCGCAGAGACAAACGGGAGTCCGCGAAGCTGTGCAGGACGGTTAGGCTCAAAAATATGGACAACCGAATCAGCAGGAATAGACCGGACATCAACTAGATTTCCCTGCGTCTTCTCTGACCCGATAAAATACGAGATTGCGCGTCCAGTCTTTGGATCAAATCGGATACCGTCAAACACGGTCTGGTCTGCCTCCATTCCAGCAGGAGTCGCAATCGATTGAGCTTCAATAAGCTGCAATCTCGGCTTTCCGCTCTCACCTTTGGTCAAAAGGATGAAGCTCTCGCCATCAAAGAACCAACCGCGAGCCGCTTGGCTCATCAGCGTTGCGAAAGACTGACGCGAACCAATATCGGGATAACGGCTCCAGACATCGAACCACTTCTTGGCTTTGAGATTCCAAGCTGGATCGCTTGAAGCAGGTTGAACCGAGAAGCTAGAGCCAACGGTGTAGCTCTCAAACAAGTCGCCAAGCCTATTCAGAACAGCGTTGTTCTGCTCAAAGAAGCGGGACTTACGGACAATCGCTTGTCGGGTTGAACTCGTTACATCAAATCGAGCGGAAGTGTAGGACGTATCAAGATACGAACGACGCAACGACTGACCGGCTCCTTCGTACTTATTAACGGGAGCGGGAAACAACTTATTAGCAATGGTTTGAAGGATTCCCATTAGCTCATTCGGGTTGTGGCTTCACGACGGAACTGTGTGAAATCACCGTAATAGCGAGTGACTGCAACCAGAATGGTCCCAAGCATTTTGTTATAGATCTGGAGGTCTGACGGATTAGTGATTCCGTCTCCAGCCAATAAGGTCACGGCAAGATCGTAGTCTGACAGCAGTGATTCCCACATTTCCAACATTTCACCAGCGGAAGCGGAACCTTTACCGGGTTCAGCGAACTCAACGGAAACGTCAGAACTAGAAGTTGAGCGGACAACTTGACCAGACTCTATAGCGTTTGCAGCAACAGT